CCGCACGATATTCGCGCCACAGCGACGCGTTCCCCGGTTCGGAATCCACCGCCGCCGCCAACGTCACCACCGTTTGCACCAACGGTTCGTCGATCGGTTCGACGCGGCCCAACGTGCGCAACGTTTCGACCATACGCGCCACGGCTTCGCTGTTGTTCACTGTTCACCTCGCGACCCGAACCCGAACCCGAACCCGAACCCGGACCGGTTCCGGTTCGTATCTAAATGAACTCCGCAGATATTCCGCCGGACTGCCCGCCCCAAAAAACGCGCGCCCCGGGTGGGGGTGGGGGTCACCATGCCCTCGACGGGCCGGCCGCGTCGCGGCCACGGCGGGCGAGGTCTGCCAATGCTGCGCGATGCGCGTTCGCCCGCGCCACGTTGCACGCCTTACATGCCGCCCGAAGGTTCGACGCGTCGAGTATCTCCCCGCCGTCACGTATGGCGACGATATGGTCAACCTCGGTCGCCGTGCGGGTGCAGTGGGCGCCGCCGATTCGACAGACGAATCCGTCGCGTTCGAGGATCGCGGCGCGAACCTTTCGCCATCGTGCGTCGTACGGGGTGCGTGCCATAGGTGGGGGTGGGGGGTGGCGCCCCCGCCGTCGTGCATCGTTTCCACGTGCGACGTTCGGCGGGGGCGGCCGTGGGCGGGTGGGGCGCCCATGCTTGCGCACGATACACGTGCGCCCGTCGGTTTCGTATTACTGCCTGCGTGTTTCATTGTTGCCTTCTGTTGCGGTAGTCGATCTGCCAGCATCGGTCGCATAGCCCGGATTTGTGCCGGCGGCCGTCGGCGATGTTGGTGCATGTCGGGTCGATGGCGCCCGAGCAGCGTGCGGCGCGTCGGATTGTTTCGAGGTTGGCGGCGGGGGTGGTAGCGGCGATGGTGGCGGCGATGCGTTGGAGGGTGTGTTGGGTGGTGGTGATGTCGCGGGCGATTTGGTCGAGTAGTTCGACGGCGTGTTCGCGTCGGGCGGCGGTGTTGCCGGTTGGGTCGGCGATGGTGCCGGTGTTGCCGGGTGTGCCGGTGCGGGTCGGGTAGCCGTCGGGGGTGGTGGTGGTCCAGTGTTGGTGCCAGCGTCGGTATTGGTTGGCGATGGTTTCGGTTAGGTGTGCGATTTCGCGCAGCGCGTGTTGTTGGTTTCGGGTGGTCATGGTGTGAAGGTTAGAACAGTCCGGTGGTGTCGTCGGGTTCGGGGTCGGGTTGATCGAGTTGTGTACCATGCGTGTCATGCGTACGGGGGGCCGGGGGGCGTGGGGAAGATTCAGATAGATAGATAGGGGTTTCAATCCCCCGTCTAGGCACGTCACTCATGGCACCTTTCTCACCCCCCGGGGGGGTGTACGCATGAGACGCATGAGACACAACTGCTTCGAGTTGTGTACGTTGTGTACGCGTTTCGGCGTTATCAGTGTTCCCGCCGGCGTCCAGTTGTGCACGTTGTGTACACGTTTCGAGGTTCTCGCCCGCACCACCGTCGGCGAGTTGTGCACGTTGTGTACACGTTTCGCGGGTGGTGTTCGGGTACACGGCGAACCGTGGCGACTCTTTCCCGCGTCGACCGACGGTCAGCGGCCCGTCGAATAGGGGGCGAATCCACCCGCGTTCGGCGAGCAGTTCGAGGGGTGCGCGGGTGTCGTCGGCGGTCGGGAAGGTTCGCCGGTTGGCGCTGTACAAGTCACGGACGGAGAATTCGGTGCTGTTGGTGCGGGCGCACCATTCGAGGATCAGCCGGGCCAGTTTGATAGTCGGGTCGGTTCCCCATCGGTCGCCGATATGTCGGGCGTGTTCGAGGTAGTAGCCGCCGATGGTGATGGCGTCGGCGACGGTTTGTTCGCCGATGGTGGTGCCGTCGTGGTGGTTCGCGTGGTGTAGTAGGGCGGCGATTCGGATAACCGACGCGCGTAGTTTCCCGATCCATTCGGCGAGGTGGGCGAGGTCGCCGTCGGGGGCGCACCGGTTTTCGAGGTGTTGGTCCCATTCGGCGAACCGGTCTGATGCGGCGCCGGTGAGTGTGACGGTCGGTTTGGTGTCGGCGAGACGGTCGGCCATGTCGAGTAGGTGCGCCGCATAGGTGCGCGGGGTGTGTTCGTCGCCGGTGGTGTACCGCATACGGTTTCGGGCGCCGACGTTCGACGGCGGTTGGCATAGTAGGAACCGGGCGACAAGCCCGCGGCCGGTTAGGGACTTGCTGTTCCCGATTTCGTCGAGGACCGCGGGTTGTACGGTGGTCACGACGACAAGGTTCGCCGATGGTATGTTGATTGGTTCGCGTTTGATTCTGTCGACCACGTATCGGCCGCCACCCCACCCTTCGAGGTAGAGGTCGAGGTTGGCGGCGCCGTCGTTGTACATGCCTGCGATGCGGTCGAAGATTCCACCCTCGGCCGATACGACGGCGATATGGCCGCCGGCGTCAGCGAGCGCGACGCCTAACGCTTCGGTGGTTGCGTCGTCGGCGAGTAGCCGCCCCGACGGGGTGTGTTCTAGGCGGGCGATCTGTTCTACCGTGTCGAGTAGTTCGAACATGGCGGCTTTCCCGTCGTCGCCACCTTTCGCGGCTTTTTCTTCGAGGGTGCGGCGCCGTTTGTCGAGGACGCCGCGTTCGCTGTCGTTGCGCATGCGGGCGGCGTTCGCGTTCCGCAGCCGTATCTGTTCGAGTTCTTCCAACGGGGCGAACATGGCGTTCTTCGCGGGTGATTTGCCGGCCGATGGTGGTAGGGCGACGGCCGCGTAAATGTTCAGCGGTTGTGTCCACCGTTGCCGCGGGTAGTGAACTTTCGCGGCTCCGAGCGCGGCGACGGATAGGGCGCCGATTGCGAGGGTGGCGGGTAGGTCGACGGCGACTTGTAGGTCGTCGGCGATTTGTTGGGCGTGGTCGGCGATCCATGCGGGCAGCGTTTCAACCGGGAACAGTGGCGGGCGGGTGGTGTCGTTCAGCGGGATCGGTTCGGGCCACGGGTCGGCGGCGGTGGTGGTGTCGCCGACGATGATGCTGCGCGGCTGCTGTTGTTGCCGTAGGTGTCGGGCGGCGGCACTGCGGTCGCCGGCATGATGCCGGCACGCGTAATATCCGAACCGGCTGTATGCGCCGGGCGGCAGCCATGTCAGCGACGTTGTGAATACGACTAGCGCGTCGGTTCCGTTGTGTCCGACGGTGGCACTGATCCCTTCGCGGGTGGTTTTGCCGGGGCGTGTCCAGTGTTCCCGGTTGGGGTCGGTGGTGGTCCACCCGTCGGCGTCGAGTAGTTCGGGCCACGTGGTGTTCGCGTTGTAGTTCGCGGCGGGTGAGTCGTCGAGGGTATCCCATACGGTCCTCGATGCGCTCCGCGCCGCCGGCGGGGTGGCGGGTTTGGGGGCGAGTAGTTGCAGCAGCCATTGGGGGGCGGCGGCGGGGGTGATGTCGTCGGGTGACCGGTCTGCTTCCCATTGGTACGGCCGGCCGTTCGGGTGCACGGTGGGGGGTGCGAGAACTTGCCCGCCGGTTCCGCGAATGTCGACGCCCGCCCCGAGGTGTCCGGCGTTGTTCGCGATGGGGTGGGGGGCGGTGAAGTAGTAGTGGGTGCCGCCGGTGGGGGTGATGGTGGTGACGGTGGCGGGTAGTTCGCTGTTGGCGGTTTCGAGGTGTCGTAGGGTTTCGTGGCCGTCGGCGCCGTGCGTGTCGATGTCGAGGACGAAGAGGTAGCCGCCGGCGGGGTGCGGGTGGCCGGTGGCGATCCCGACGCCGTTGTTGTTGCCGGTGAACCATTGGGCGAGTGTTTCGGGTTCACGTGTCGCGTGTTGCTGCCATTGTTTCAGTGTTGGCCGTTTGGTGCCGGCGGCGATGGGGACGACGGGGTATCCGAGGTGCGCGAGGTGTTGCGCGTGGTGAAGGTTGGTCACGGTGCTGCCGTTTCTAGTTGTTAGAACAGTGTCGGGTTTTCGTTTGCGTGTTGTTCGGCGGCCCATTGTATGCGGCCGGTGATGATGGGAAGGTAGTCGGCGGTTAGTTCGATTCCGATGGCGTGGAATCCTTCGAGGGTGGCGGCGGCGAGGGTGGTGCCGCTGCCGGCGAATGGTTCGAGGACGGTGCCGCCGGGTGGTGTTACGAGTCGGATTAGGTGTCGCATTAGTGCTAGCGGTTTGACGGTGGGATGATGGTTGGTGCGTGGTGCTGTCGGTTTGTGTCCACCTAACAGATTGGTTCCTTCGACAGCCATTTTCAATACACCGGGGGCGGGGTGTTCGTCGAGGTGGTCGAGGCCGGCGTTGCGTTCACGGGTGCCCGCCTTCGGACAGTAGACGAACGATGCGCCGTCGAGTTCGGTGTACGGGGTGGCGTTGAAGAACCGGCCGGCGCTGCCGTCGTCGCCCATTTGTCGGGCGCCGCCTTCGGTGGTTTGTCCGGACGCGAAGTCGGTGTTTACGGCGTCGCCGCGTGCGGCGGGGTAGGCGCCACCTTTGGCGCGCGGGAAGTGTTCGAGTACTTCGCTGCTGCCGTCGTGGATCACGTTCGCCGGCCACCGGCCTTCGGGCTTGTTGGCCGACAAGTCGACGATGTGTTGGTCACCGTTACTTATGTAGTTATTACCGGGGGCTCCGATATTAGTGCGCAGCGGCTTGTCCCATTGTTTCTCGTAGCCGTCGGTTGCCGGTATGCGTGTCGCGTCGATGTTGAGTGCGCCGGTGCCGTAGCGGGTGACGTTGCGGGTGATGCTGTCGCGTGGTGGTTTACGTGCGAGGACGATCGGTTCGTGCGCGGGTTTCAGTGCGGTTCCCCATCCTTCCCACTGTTTCGCGAGGTCGGTGGCGGGTGCGGTCACGGGTATTTCGACGCCGATTTGTTTGATTCCGACCGCACCGCGATTTATGCCGCCGTACTGATTGTCATCCGACGAAACGCGTACACCTTTCGAGTGTCCGACGACTTCGCGTTCGACGCCGGCAGCCTTGTCCAGTTGCTTCGAGATGTTCAGCGACTTCGGGAACCCCGAACCATAAACCCAGTGGATACTGTCGCGAATGTCGAACCCGGCGTCTTCGATCGCGCACGCTAACCGATGGTAGGTGCGTGCACCGCCGAACGCGAGAAGGTGCCCGCCCGGTTTCAGTACGCGTAAACATTCGCGCGCCCACTGTTCGCACCACTGTTGGAAACCGATAGCGGCGGCCGGTGCGCCGTGCTCATTTATCACCACCGACTCCCAACGGGCGTCGGGTTGATCGTCGCACGCGTGCGGGTTTCGGAACTGATCGCGTTTACCGCACAACACGCAAACGAACGTGCGTGACCGGTTGCCGCCGAACACCGGCAGCGGGCCGCCGGACAGCACCGAGTGTTCGTGCATGCCGCCGTCGTTGCGCACCTTCTTCGTACCGGTGCGCGCCGCGGTCGACGCTGCGACTTCAGGGGCGAACGCGTCCCACTGCTTCCCCATAAATTCGATGCCGTACGGCGGGTCGGTGACGATGCTGTCGACGCTGTTGTCGGGTAGTTGCGCGAGGATGTCGCGACAGTCGCCGTGGTAGAGGGTGACGTGTTCGGTTTGGTAGTGCGGTGTCGGTGTGCTGCCGGTCATGGTCCTATTCTTTCGGTTTGTCGAGGTTGTGTAAACAGTGCGGCGGTTCGACGGTGAACGGTGTCTCGAGGAATTCGACGAACGGTTGCCCGTCGCCGTCGACGATGATGCGCCCCATATCGTCGAGCGTCAGGTGCCGCGAGATTACGTGCGCCGCCTTCACTTCGAACTCGACGGTGGTGTTCGGGTTGATGTTGATGGCCCGTAACCATGCGCCGATCTGTTCGCGTTCACGGCTATTGAATCCCATGAACCGTTCCGTGTCGATTCTCATAACCCCTCCCGGAATGATGTCGCCCACTGTTCGACGGTTTGTATCGCGATCCATTGGCCGCCGCGCCGTCGCACGAACAGTACCCCGTGCGTGCTGTCCGCGTTGCGTTGCTGCACTTCGAGACCGGGCAACCCTTCACGGATCGCACGAAGAACGTCGCTGTAGTTCTTCACTTGTGCCGTGCAGTCGGGTAGCCCGTCGAGGTCGCCGGTGTCGTCGATACGGCCGGCGCCTAGTTTGCGGCGCACCGTGAACCCGAGCAGCGCGGACAGTTGGTGCGCTAGTTCGCGTTCGCCGGCGTCACCTTTGCGTTTCTGCGGGTTGTTCACGGCGCACCGGTTTCGCTGCTGTACTTTTTGCGGCGTCGTGCCAACGCGATGTCGCTGCGATACTTCGCCAACCGTTGCGAACATTCGTCGCACAACGGTTCGCCGTGGAACTGATGCCGTTTCACGGCGGCCATCGTGCCGTGTTCGCGGGTGCGGTGCGCGGTGGTGCGGCGTGTCGTTTGCTGTCCGGCGGCGCCGATAGACCGCACCGGGATTCTCCGGTTCCGTAGGTACGTGAACCGTTCTTGCCGTGTTAGCCCGCCGAATATCCCGTACGTGTCGAAATGTTGCGTCAGCCATAGACCGTAGTCGCGGCACTGTTCGAGGACGGGACACGTGGCGCACGTTTGTTTCGCCGCTTTGATTTTCGCCCATTCGCCGCGGTGCGGCTGCCAGTCGTCGGGGTTCTCCCCGCGACATGCGGCCGATTCTTTCCAACCGGTGTCGGGTGCGTGTAGTTCGGTCATCGCCGGTCACCTTCGACGCGTGCGCGTTCGGTGTCGCGCTGTAGCCGGGCGACGGTGCCGGCGAGAACGCCGACCACGTAGCCGACGACGACGCCGAATAGAAACATGCGCGCGTTCATTGGTGCCGCCCGCGGGTGCGACCGTGGTTCCCGAACCGTTCGAGGGAAACGATGCGCCGTTGTTGCATGCCGATCAGTGCGCGCGCGATCCGTAGCCGGCGCGCTTGCCGGCGAATCACCACGGCCGCGTATAGGTGTACGGCCGACGACGCGAGTAGTAGCACGGTGCTCATGGTTGCTGTTCTTTCGGTTTGTTGGTTCGGTGCTGTTCGTGTTCCAGCATCGCGTCGAGCCGTAACACTTCGGCACGCACGTCGGCGTTCGAGGTGGATACGAACCGCAACACGTACCGCAACGCGGCGAGGTCTTTCTTTTTCATGGTGGGGGCGGCCGGTGATGCTCCGACCCGCCGCACGTTGGGGGATTTGTGCGGGTGCCACTAGGGACCACCCCCGGACCCGATTAGATCAGGTCGTCGGTCGCGTCCTTGCCGCGCACCACGGTCACCGCGAACTGCTTCAGCGTCTTACCGCCCGCACGCTTTTCGATACCGGTGAACGTGACGGTGAGAGTGTCGCCGATCTCCGGTCGAACTTCGGCCAGTTTCACGCCCAGTTGAACTTGTCCGGCGGTGAGTGTGCGGTCGCCGGCCGACGTGCGGAGGGCCAGTTTCGGCGCCCGCTTCCCGTCGTCGAACGTGTGCACCGCGATGTCGAGAACGGTGCCGGTGATGGTGTCGCCGACGGTTTCGAACTTCACGTAGTCGCCGCCGCCGCGAAGTGCGGGGTCGTCCCAAATGCTGCTCATGTTGCTGCTACCTTTCGTTGCTGTTGTTGTTGGTGTTGTTGGTTTCACCGTTGCCGGTGTCCACGACGACGCTGCCGTCGTCGGAGAAGGTGATGATGCGGGTGCCGTTGTGAACGTGAACGGCGAGACTAGCAACCGCGGCGGCTTCGGTCGCGGATAGACGGCCGATTCTTGCGCCGATCGGTTCGCCGTCGTCGAGGCCGACCGCGCCACGAACGACGGCCCGCATGAGTTCGCGGTCCTCCAGCGCGGTTAGGTCGATCAGGGCGCCGCCGATGACATACCGCCGTTCGGTCGGGTGTGCGCGTAGGTTCACCGAATAGCCGGCGGCGTTCGCTTCGGCGGTGAGTTCACCGATGAGCGTGCGTTGCGCGGCGGGGATTCCGTCGAGCCGGGCGCGTAGTTGGTCGAGCAGATACGGGGAAAGTCTGACGCCTTCGTCGGGGCGGGTGTCGTCGGTGGTGTTGCGCACCATGCCGGCGGGGATGATCGGCCGCGGTTCGGGTTCGGGGGTGTCGGGGTCGGGACTGTAGAACGGCAGCCCGAACGCGGCGTCCACGGTGTCGCATGCGGCGGCGATCAGGTCGAGTTGGTCGACGCTATGGGCGCTGTAGTTCTTCAGGGTTGGTACGGCGGCGGGCCATACGGCGGTCAACAGTTGCCGGGCTTCGCGTGAGTGTTCGACGATGCGCCGCACCCGCTGTTCCACCCACGGCCGTTTCCGTGGTGACGGTAGAACGGTCGAACCGGGGAACGCGACCGCGAGATTCTCCACGGCCGCCGTTACGGGGTCGCGCGGGTCGTCGGCGGTGTTGGGGGCGGGCGGGGTGGTTGCGGCGCTCACGGGCGATTCTGCGGGGGTTTCCGGCGGTGTGGCGGGGACGGGCGGTTTGCGGGTGCGTGCCGCCTTCGGTTTAGGCGCCGCCGCCGGTGTGCCGGGCGGGGTGGTGGTGATGATGTCGCGCCGTTTCTGCCATTCGCGCACGATGCCGGCGAGTTCGGCGGCCTTCAACCCTTCGCGAAGGTTCACGTGGATCAGCGAACATTCGGCGCGGCCGGCGGGCACGTGCACCAACAGTCCCCAATCGGTGTCGACGTCGCCGATGGGGGTGCGGGCACCGCTGTCGAGGTCATACCGCACCGCTGTCGCATAGGCGGCGAGTTGTACCGCGTACGCTAGCGGGTTCGGTCCGATCGCCTTGCCCGTTTTCAGGTCGGCGCACACCAACCGGCCGTCGCTGCGCCGACGATAGAACCGGTCGCCGGTGCCGGCCAACCGTAGACCGTCGTGCACCAACGTCACCTCGACGAGTTCGGGCACCACGTCGAGGCCGGCGGCTTCGAGCGCGTCACGATAGGCGGCGACGTCGTAGCGCCACGGTTCGGGGATGTCGTCGACCGGCATTGCGGCCACGTCGACACGTTCCGCGAATTCGTGCAGCGCCGTTCCGAGGTTCGCACCAACCGAACCGCCGCCCGCTTCCAACGCCTGCTCCATCAGGGCGTCCAACCGGCGGGTGTCGTCGGCGGGACATGCGGCGAGTTGCGCGAATAGGTCGGCGCGCACGGTGAGACCGCGCCCGGCGGTGCGCACCTTCCATTTCTCCAACCCGAACCGGTCCTCGAGGACTTGCCCGTGGCTAGAGAATCGTGAATAGGCGACGGGTGTTCCACCGTCGGCGGGGGTGACCATCGGTCGCCCCCACCGGTCGCGGGTGAAGTCGCTGCTGCTCATAGGTTGCTGCCTTTCGTTGCTGCTGTTGTTAGAGAACTGTACGCGGGGGGTGTGTCATGGTTCGTCGCATGGTCGCGACCACGGCCGGAACCCGCATCGGCCGCGCTGTTCCAGTTCGATGTATAGGCGCCAACCGAACCCGAAACATGCCACCGGGTCGGCGGCTAGCACCGCCATCGGCCCATACACCATCGCCACGTATTCGCGATGGACCGCGGCGTTGATTTGTAGGGCGCAGTGGTCTGTTCCGTTGTACTGCGGGTGTCCGGGTTGCAGCGTGTTGTCGCATCGGGATTCGTGCCACGCTTCGTCGAGCACGTCGACGATGAGTTCGGGTCGCCACCCGCCGGCGCGCGCCGCGTCGAACAGTTCGACGCATCGGCCGGCTTCGATCGCTTCGAGGTGCGCGAGGTAGTACGCGACGTCGATTGGATCGGGTGCGGCCGTGGTGGTGGTGGTGGTGGCGGGCATTGTTGTCGTTGTCGTTGTTGCGGGTTGGGTTGGGTTGGGTTGGGTTGGTGCTGCTGTCGGTTGCGCGTCGGCGGCGACGGCGCACCCGGTCAGTAGGGCGGCGCATAGCACCGCACGCTTCAACATTCGTTCGCACCCGGTTCGGCGGTCATGGTCTGTTGGTCCTTTCGTTAGCCGTCAACTGGCGGGCCGGTTTGACGGGTGTGTTGTTGTGACGCAACGGTGCGACGGGTGAAGGTACAGCGCGGCCGTGATGAAGGTGAGACCGCACGCGACGCATCGCACCGCCGTGTTGCGTGAAACATTCGACCGAACCGCACGCGCCATGTCAAACCGCCCCCGGTGTTTCGCATTGTGTACTGGTGTGACGTGCGCGGGCGGCGCGCAGTTGTCGTTGTAGTTGCGCCCACGATGCGCGACATGCGGCGCACGGTGTTTCGCTGTTGCGAAGGTGACGTCGATACGCGGCCGGTGTGCCGCACGGTCGGAATGGTGGCCGGCCGGGTTTGCCGGTTTGTGCGCCGCGTGCCGCACGCCACCGTCGCATGTACTCCGCGCGACTCATCGTTCGCCCCGTTCGTGATTGTTCGCGGCGACGACGAACGTGTAGCCAGCGGCGATGACGGTGCACCAACCCCAAAACGCGCCGAACGTGTCGCCGATCCAATCGACGACCAACAGCGTCGCAAAGAACCCGGCGACAAGTGCGACGGCCGCACGGTTCCCGATGGGCGCGATCATTGTGCACCGCCTTCGGCGTGTCGGATCATCGCGTTCGCGGCGGTGTAGGTGTGGCCGCCGTGCGTGAGAACTTCCCACGTACATGTTTCGCGTGATGGTGCGAACGCGGCGACGTGTTCGTATCGGGTGAGAACGCGCACGAACAGCACCGGATACCACGTGCCCGCGCCGGCGTTGTTCGGTTGTACTTCGAGGGGGCGCAGCGGTTGTTGCCATTGGCCGGTCATCGTGCACCACCTTCGGCGTGCGGGTAGCGCATCGGTTCACCGTCGCCACCAATCACCGTCAGGAACATTTCCAACGTCACGTCGGGCGAGGTCATGCGGGCCACCCGGACCGCGGACAACATCGCGTGGAGGGCGTTGTTCCGCGCTTCGATCCGTTCGCCCACCTTCACCGCCAACCGTGCCACCGTGTCGGCGTCGTTCGAGATATGCCAGCCGGTGTACTCCACCGTCTGCGCGATCCGGTCGGCGCACGTCACCACGTCGCGCAAGTAGTGGCGCGCTTCGCGGTCGGCGTTGCAATAGCGGCACGCCGCGTCCATGAGTAGTTCGTGGGTTACGGCGTCGAGGATGTCGCGGGCGTGAATGATGCCGGCCTCGTTCAGTTGCGCGCCGTGCGCGATCGGGGTGCGCATCACAACAGCACCTCGTTCGCCACGTACAGCACGGTGGTCGCCGAACCGTAGTATGCCGTCCACCCGATGCGGTGGGCGTCGCGGAACCATACGCGCCACGCGTCGGGGTTTTCGTTGGCGTCGATCAGTGCGCGCACTGCGCGGCGCACGTCGCCGAATTCGCGCACGCGGCCGCGCTTGTCGCGCAGGTAGTCGTTGGTGATTCCGGTGCCGGTGGCGGGTAGCCGTTCGAGTCGGAACCGGCGCGCCGGTTCGGTGGTGGTGGTGGTCATTGGTTGCTGCCTTTCGTTGTTGCTGTTGGTCTCATTGTTCGACATTTGGAAACACGTGTCAAGGATTATTTCGCCGGCGGTCATCGCGGCCCGTCGATCAGATCCGCGAGGTCTTGCGCGATGAACAGTTCCGCGTCCACCAACGGCAACGGGAACGAACGGAACACGTGGTGCGTGCCGTAGTAGCGGGCACGCTTGCGGCCGTTGTTGTCGGTGGTGAAGTAGATACGGAGCCGGCAGTTGTAGCCGGGGGTGGTGGTGCTCATCACTTCACCACCGGCAACAGTTCGACGGCCGCCAGCAACATGTCCGCGTAGCCGCGCACGTCGTTCACGTCGTCGCACCACGCTTCGAGCACGGGCACGATGTCGGGGTTGCGCTGTTCGATCACTTCATACGCGCCGTACTTCACGATGCGCTCGTTTTCGTCGGTGCTGTTCTTCAGTTCGGCCACGATGTCGAGCAGTTGCGCGGTGGTGTAGCCGGTCATCGCTTCGGCGATCATTTGAATCGGGGTGGTGTTCGTTGTCATGCCTTCAGTGTATGCCCGAATCCGTGACAGAATCAACGCTTTATTCGAGAAATCCCGAAATAACCCTGTGTGCAGGGGAAACGTCACCCCCGAAAACGTCTAAACCCCCGCCGACGGGGGGACCGCGGCGGGGGTTCGACGGTGCGCGGGCAGCAAACGCGCACGATAAGGGGACAACGTGAACCGTTACACGTCGCCCGCGACTTCCACCGGCACCACCACCGCCGACGACAACACCGACACACTGCGCACCATCCCCGACGGAATCGCCAACACGTTATCGACCACCCCGTCGTCGTCGATGACCGATTGCGCCAACACCACGTGGCCCGCCTTCACGTGCGGCAACACAAACCCGACCGACGTGACCACGCACGGCGAACCGTCGAGCGCGTCGATGTCCTCCCACGAATCAGTGACCGCGTGCGCGTCGTTCCACGTGACCAACACCAACCGGCGCCCAATCATGCGCTGTACACCTTTCCGCGCCACCACGCGCACCCGTCGAGAATCGCCACTTGTTCGTACGCGAACCGGCCCGACTCCGGGTCGAACGGCACCACCGCCAACCCCTGCTGCCAATCTTCGAACCGCACCAATGGGCGCCCGTCAACATCGACCCCACCTTTCACCGACGGCACCGCCCCGTCGATCCGCGCCAAACAACCCGGCGACGCGGCGAGAACAGTACGCGCCCCATCGTGGCCGACACGCGTGCGGAACGCCGTCTCGATGCGGTGAATATGCCCGTAGATCACCGACACCGGGTCGCCGGCGCCTAGATACTTGTGCGCCGTCGAACCACCCGACGCCACCCGGTCGCCGTGAATGACGCGAAGGGTGGGGGTAATCCAAACCTGCGACGCCGGATAACCCGCGAGGTACTCCACCCCCACTTCGTCGAGCCGGCATAAATGCGGCACCGACATCACCGGCCACCCGTCAGGGGTGTTCCCTTGCCGTAGCCCGAACGCGGCGGCGGCGTTGTCGAGAATGTAGCGGGGTAGCCGTTCTTCGTGGTTGCCGGCCAACCATACGATGCGGGCGTCGGGTCCGGCGGCCGCCCTGATTTCGGCGGCGATACTGGCCGCCCGGTCAATCGCCGCCTGCATCGTTTGCCGGTATGCGGGGGTGGTGCGATACTTCCCCATTTCGGGGAGGTCGAGATTGTCGCCGACCAACACCACCAACGACGGCCGTGCGTCACGTAGCACCGCCAACGCGACCGCCAACGCACGCTCGTCGTGAGTGGCCTCTAATTCGCCGTCTGCGCCCCGATAGTAGCCGACCTGCATGTCGGGCAAGATAACCGCCGTCGGCGTCGTGGCGGCCGTTTTCGAGGTTCTCCCGCCGACCACGCGCACCGGTGGCGCCGGCTGCACTGGCGGCCATGCGGGCCCGTCGGCCCACTTCGGCGACAGTTGCACCGCCGTCAGATCATGCACCAACGGTTCGCCGTCGGCGTCCTTCGTGACCGATTGGTACAACGACACGCGCCGCACCGCACCCACGTCGTCGACACTTATCCCGTTGCGGTCGAGAAGGTCGGCGATACGGCCCAACACGTGCCGTCGGGCGCCGGTGGCCTCCACCATGCCGGCGGCGGCGATGTCGTCACGCAAGCCGGCCACAGGCGCACACTCCGGTTCGGTGTCGTCGTATCGCGTCGGCGCCCAAATGGTGCCCGCGCATCGCCAGCGCCCGATAGATCGCCGACGCGGTGATGGTCGGGTCCGCGAGCGCGGCAGCGAAGTCGTCGGCGTCGGCGGCGTCGAGGGTTCCCGCCATGACCGCCACCGAACACCGCGGCCCGTTCACCGCCGCCGCCTTCCTAATCTCCCCCATAAGGGACCGGGGTTCGTTCACTGCTGCCGCCTTCCGTTCGGGTCGCCGGTTAGTCGGCGTCCGGTTTGCTGTCGAGGTGCCATTCGAGGTGGTCGGCGATACGGCCGCCCACCTTGTCCACCTTATCCTCGATCCGTGCCAGCGTGCGTGCGTTCTCCCCGTGCTGCGCGTCGTTCTTGCGGTCTAGGCGGGCGATCAGCGCCACCACCGGACCGCCGCCGCCGATAATGGCGACGATGATCGCGACCCACGGGTTCACGCGTCGCCGCCACTGTTGAACGCGGCGTCGAGTTCGGCGCGGGTGATGCGCCCGTCGTCAGCGTATGCGCGCGCTAGGCGTTCGATCACTTGCGCGGCAGCAGCAACACCGGCCAACACTGCCGCCTTCCACACCGGGATTCCCCCGAGCACCGACGCGCCACCGATAATCGACATCGCGGAATATGCGAACGTGGCGCCGATTCGTAGCAGTACGGTTCTCATTCTTCGGAATCCTTCGAGAGTGCGGTGGCGAACAGTTGGGCCAGCAGCGAGAACCCCGCGATCCATAGCGCCTGCACGCGTGTCACGCCGGACAGCGTGATGATGACTAGCGCGAGAGAACCGGCCATGACAATAAGGGCGGCGAAGTCGGAAAGTTTCACGGGCGACGGGCTTTCGAGATTAGGGCGGGGGTGAACTGTAGGGCTGCCGCTGCTGCTACAAGTGTACGACGCACGCCGACCGTTACGTTTGACCCTGCGGGCGTGTACGTGTCGAACTGGCCGCCGAACACGTTGACCGCTGTTTCGAATTCGCGTTTGAGTTCTTCGGGTGCGGCCGACAGTGCGGCGGCGATCGCGGCCGCCTGATCGTCGGTTAGGTCTGCGGCGGCGATATCGGCGACAAGTTCGGCGACTTGCTGTTCGGTGAGTTCGGCGAGGTCGTCGGCGGTTAGCGCGGTGACTTCGGCGGTGATGGCGGCCGCGTCGACGGTTTCGCCGATCGTGGTGCTAGTGGTTTCCGCAGGGACATTCTGGGCGGGGACAGTAGTAGGCGGCGTCATCGGTCCACCGGTGGTGTCGGGTGTCGGTTCCGAGGTCGTCGAAGTCGCCGGCGCCGTGGTGGTGGTCGTTGTTGTTGGCGGGGTGGTGGAGGTGCTGTTCGACGGCGGCGGCGGTTCGGGACCATTCGAGGGCACGGTCGTAGGCGGCGGCGTGTACGTCGTCGTCGTACTGGCTTCGGTAGTTGTTGATTGCGGCACCTCCGTCGTCGTGGTGGTCGTCGTCGTGGTCGTCGTGGTGGTCGTGGTGGTGGTGGTCGTGGTGGTGAACCATTCGGCCGGCACCACGTCGTACGAATACTGATCGGCGGTCGAATACTTCAGCGCCATACACGCGCCGCCGCCGTTCTCATAGAACCAAAAGTCGAACGCATAGGTGCCCGCTTCGATCCACACCATGTCGGCCGTGCACCCGACGTCATACCACGCGTCCACCACCGGCGCCCCGTCGAGCAGCAGCACCGCCCCGTCGTCGTGCTCCACCACCACGAACACACCCTCGGGCACCGTGAGAGTTCCCGACGCGCGCACAATAACCCGGTCATAGTCGCACCCCGCCACCATGCCGTCGCCCCAATAGAACGCGACATCATCGGCGAAAGATTCGGCGCACGGTTCGCCGGCCGGCGGGAACATCGGCGGCGTGTCCGTGTACCGCCATGCGGTCACCGTCACCGCACCACCGTCACCGGCGCGCACCGTCGCCGGCGCGAAGAACCCGAGCAGCAACACCAACCCGACGCCGATACGGGCGACGGCGCGGGCGACGTTCACTTCGGCGCGAAGATACGCGCGAACGCGGCGTCCACCGCTTCAGCGCTACCGGCGATCGCCGGCGCCAGTTCGATATGCACCCACTTACCGTTCGGCGACCCGATGGTGTTCTTCGTGTACACCTTCCACGCTCCACGGTCGCACCGCCACCCGCGCCCGAACGGGCCACCTTCGAAACTGTAGTCGTGTAGTTCTTCGACCTGCAGTGCGTCGGCCACTTCGGGTTTGGTGAGGAAGTCGAGAACGTGGTGCGCGGTTGCGCGCGTGTCGTATCCGAGGTCGATCGCGCGACCGGTGCCATGCACCGACGGGCGCGGTGCGCCGGCGTTCTTCATGTTGCGCACGCTCCACGTTCCGAGATTGCGAAGTTTGCCGCCGTAGAGAAACAGCATCATCGCCACGAATCTTTCGGTGCCGGGAAGTTTGCCGGTCGCGTTTCCGTTCCAGCCGGTGTATGGGCGGCCCATCTGTTACTCCGTTTCGGTTTCGTCGTCGAGTAGGTGCGCGGGAATTTCGGGTTGCGGTTCGTCGCGTTCCCATAGCGTGATCGTGGTGCCCGATAGAACCCAACCGCTGTCGAATCCTTCGGCGATCAGCCACGCGCTAATGCGGTCGTGTGCGGTTGCCATTACGACGAAACCTCCAAAAGGGTAAGGGTTGACAGACTGTTCGACGTTTGTACTTGCACCGATGCGGCGTTTACGTTGTTCGCGAACTGTGTTTTGTACGTGGTCGCCGATGTTGTCGCGGGCGAATCTATGTAAACGAGATTCGCGTTGAACGTCATTTCCGACGACACCGCCGTGTAACCGAGACCGATTGTGTAAGTCTGTATTACCGTCGAACCGCGAACGAGTCGAAGGTTCAAACCGCTAAACGCGTTGCCGGCCGCCTTGTAACACGCCGCATGGTTCACGATCATCAGAATACGACTAGCGGATTCGCGCGGCGTGATGGTCGCCGAAAGATTCGTGTCCGCGTACGTGCTCGTCGAGTTCGTGACCACGGTGCTGTTGGTTCCCTGCACTACTTGCAGGATTCGGAACGCGCCGCGAAGGTTGTTCAGCGACGACGCGGGGAGAACGCTAGCCGCCGTGAACGACGAGGGAAGGTTGGTCGGTGTTGCCATAAATGCTCCTTAGTAACCTAACACCGACGCGCCGTCGAGTGTACTGCTGTCGAGGACGAAGAAGTCGAACAGTTGCCGCGGCGATCCGTCGAGCACCGTCGTCCACTGTCCCGGCCTGATCGAATGAGATAACGCGTTCAGCGTCAGCGTTTGCACGATCGGCGTCGCGACACCGTTCGCGTTACGACGCAACGTGATCTCGTACCCGAGTTCGAGGTTCAACACGGCCGGCGCTGTCGTCGCCGTGTTCGCGTTCATATTCACCGTGAACGGCAACGAACGCAGCAACGGTTGCCCATACTGCGCCGCCAACCCCTGCGCCATACTTAGGGCATCGACGGTCGATAGCAACGTGTCCACGTTCTGCGTGCGTCGGCCGTATGACGTGACGCTGCTGCTGTTCTCTCCGGTTTGCGGGACACCTATGCCCGAGTTCACCACGTACGTGTTCGCCATTTGGTCGGCGTCATACCGGAACCCCATAGATTCGTAGCCGATGCCGGTGTCGTCGCCGAACGTGGCCTGACTTGTACTACCTTCCACCACGGTCTGCGAATAGTACCGATTACGTAGCACGATGTTCCCGGAACGATCGACGAAGAACATGCCGCCTTCGGTCGCGGCGACCTTCTGTAGTGCGCTTAGCGCGTTGGTGTTGTATTCGGCCGTCGAGCAGTAGCCGTTGCCGGTCGCGATCGCCTTCGGCGCACCGGACCACACCGCGTTCAGTAGTCGCGTGAATCTCGCCGACGTGAGTTCACCCGTCGCGAGACCGGTACCGCACCCGTAAACGAACCCGACCTGTGCCGCGGTTAGCGCCGACTGCCAGTAACACACCTCCTGCAAAAACCCGTAGTAGTCGACGTCAGTGACGCCGGCCGCGTTGTTCGTAACCGGTGGGCGTGCGATCGTGACCAACCCGCCGTGGCCGGCAGAATGGGCCGCGATAGTTGACGTGCGGTTCACGCCGTCGATGTAGACCACCAACCCGGACCCGCCGTTCCCGACGACCGTGACATGGTGCGGGATTCCGTCGTTCACCTTCACCGTCGACCGTGCCCTAGCGGAGAACCCCGGGTTGAAGTCGTACGCCTGCGCGTAAATGAAACCGTTTTCGTCGATCGCGATACGCGTCGGAATCTGATCGAATACACCCATCGAGAACAGCGTCGCCAAATTCGACGACGACGTTCCGACTTGTGTGGATTGCATCCAAAACGAAACGGTCCACGTCGCTGTTCCGACGGGGGGAATGGAATAGCCGGTGGCACCGTTGCCATATCCGAACGCCGACGATGCGTCGTCGAGGTAGCGCCCTAACTGCGGGCCTGCGGCTTGAAACGAACCCGACGGCATGTCGCGACCGTTGCCCGACGCGTCGATGTAGCGCGGATAGTTGGTGTCGGTGTCGCCCATTTTGTAACGGAAATTAGGGGCGGGGAGTTCTCCAGCGAGTACACGTGCGGTCAGTTCGTCGACCGGGATTGTCATGCCGCCCAATAGGGCGAGGGCGTCGACGGCGGTGATGGTGGTCACCGCGTCCTCGCCCATTCCGGGGTATTCTTGCGGCCACGTTTGCACGTACCCGTAGAACATCGGGTAGGTGGTGACGCCGTAGGTGGCGCGAATCCTGATTAGTTTGCGGGGGCGCACGTTCGGCGAATACGGGCTGCCGGTGTTCGACGGATTGAACCGGCCGTCGCGGTTGTCGAGTTGAACGGTCGCGGTTCCGGCCGCGAACGTGTCGAGGTCGCTAGACCTTCCACGGTTTATGTCGATCCCGCGAACATACGACGACACGTTCACCCATGTCGGGCTGCTGCTGTTCCACGCCGACGCAAACGCGATCTCCGTCGTAACGGTGGGCAGCGGCATCAGCGACGCCACCCGTTGCCGTTGCGTCGTTCGAACGCGCGAATCGCGTCGACCACTTGCGCACCAACATTCGACATGTCACCGACGCCCGACGCGTTCACCGTGATGCTGTAACTATTGCCGGCGGCGCCGCCGATGGTCGCGGGAATCCGAGGGACAATGGTGCCCGACGACGATGGGACGAATAGTTCCGGTCCACGTTCACCGACAACGTACGGCGACCCGCCGACAACCGGACCACCGGCCGCGCGGAACTGCAAGCCCAACGCGCGCCGCGTTTCGATGTCGAGGTCTCCCAACCGGATCGGGACGACACGTTCGCGCGTCAGTTTGTCGAGTTCAGCGGCCGCGCCGAGAATGTCGCCGGCGTTCAGTTTCGCGAGAATCTCCGTCTGCTTTTCGGCGGGGATATCGCCGACCGTTTCAATGTACGCGGCCATCCGGTTGTACACGTCGGCCAACGCTTCCTCGTATTTGCGTTGGTTCTCTTGCGAAGGTTTCCCGAACGCTTCGGCCTGCGCCGCCGCTAGTTCGCCGATCGAATCACTAAGGTTATTCCACGCTTGTTTCTGATCGAAGAACCCGAGGGTCTGTTTCCACTGTTCGGTCAGTTCGAACGCCGCGCCGGTCACTTCGTCGAGGGCATCGGCCGCATCTTCACCTTCGACCGCCAATCCCAACAAACCCGACGCGGTGGCATCGGTGCCCGCTGTAGTGTCGCGCAGTTCTTGTTCCATGTTGAACAGCGCACCGTTTAGGAAGTTGATACCGTTTCGTAGGTTCTCCACTTCGATATCGGTCATCTTCGAAGTGTCGATAAACACGCCCATTTCGGCGGCCAACCGGCCAACACCTAGACGCGTATTTCCGGCCAGCGTGTTTCCGAGGTTCGCGGCTTGCTGCCGGAAATAATCGACGCGACCGCCGCCGGTGTTAGCGTATTCGCTTAGGTCGTCGAGCGTCAGACCGAACGCCGCCATCGTTTTCAGATACGCGCGCACGTTCGGATCATCGGCCGCCAGTTCGTTTAGCCGACTAGCGCGCAACGCCTTATCGTTCTCTTTCAGCGCGTTCGTGAAGTCGTCGGTGTTGACCGTTGCGTTCGCCGTATCCGCGGCGAAAATCTTGCTAATCACCATGAGGCCGCCGAGGGCCAACCCGACACCGCCTAACATCTTCGTCGCCGAACTAGCCGCGATGCCGAAGTTAGTTAGCGCGGTTCGTGCTGCTCCGAAACCGGCGGTCGCCAACGCACCGAACACGACGGCCGATTGCGCACCTTCGGGCAACGCTAGGAAAATGTCGCTGATCGGTTTGAACGCGTCCACCAATGCGCCTAGCACCGGGATCAGCGCCATGCCCACTTCTTCTTTCATGCTTTCGAAGTTCGCGCGCGCTATCGCCATTTTTCCGGCGGCGGTGTTCGCGGCGGCGGCGGTCTGCCCGCCAAACGTCTTGTTTAGTTGCTGCTGGATTTCGTCGAATTCGAGGGCGTTACCGGCCGCGTCCTTCGTCTGCACACCTAGCCGCGCCAACGCGCCCGTGTTGCCCGCATAAGCGCGCGCAAGCGCCGTCGACACCGTGCCCAAATCCTTACCCGTGCCGGTCGAAATATCCATCGCCAACGTCAGCAAGTCCTGCGCCTTCGTCGCGTCACCCGTGAACCGCACGAACGTCGCCAACGCCGGCCGCAAGTCGTCGTCGAGCACACCCGTCGAGTTCTGCGTCTTTTCGATGAAGTCCTCCACCGCCGCGATTTGCGCGGTAGTGGCGCCGGTCGACGCCTTCAACTGTTGCGCCAGTAGTTGCTGCGCTTTCGCGTCCTCCATCGCTGCGCCCACCGCGTCCTTCGCGAACGTGGCGATCTGTTGCGTAGCAAACGCGCCGGCCATGCCCTTCGCCAGCCGGCCGATGTTGTCGCCCAACTTCTGCGACGATTCTTCCACCGACCGCATGGCCTTCGTAGCACCCGACGCGTCGCCGAGGATTTCGACCGCTAATTTGCGCACGTTGCTAGCCACTGCCGCCTCCACTGTTGAACGCGCGCCCCGCGATGTCGAGCACGCGCGCCATGTACTTCTCCGCTATTTCGTCGCTGTTCTTTCTAAGTGTCGGGAACAGCACGTAGCCGGCACCTAGTTTGTTACCGCGCCACGGCCGAAACTGATTCCAGCCGACCGTCACGCGCACAACCTTTACGGCGGTAGCGCCCCACGCTTCGCGCGCCTTCTTGCGCACTGTAGTCGTACCGCCCCGCCGATCGTATGACAACGTCTGCGACTCCACCTTGCGTATGACCTTCGACAGTTTTTCGTTGTTGCGCACGATCGTCGCACGGCCGCGCGTGTTCTTTATCAGGCGGCGCCGGTCACGGTATGCGCCGAATTCTGCGCCGTACGCGTATGCCGCCGACCGGCCGTTTCCAATCTCCACCCGTGCCGCACGCACCGCCGCCGACGTTTTCATATCCGCGACGACTTGCCGTTCCATTTTCGTTTGCGCCTGATCGCCGGCACGCATGCGCACAAGTTCGCCAATCTCACGGTTCGCGCGCCCGAGTTCTTTCCGAAACCCTTCGCCGCCCGCCGTGTCGATCCGCTTTAGTTCAGCACGGAAGTCGTCGAGGCCGCGCACGTAGATCGTCGAGTCGGCCGAACGGATCGTCTGTTTACGTGCCATCGTTCACCGTGCCCGTTTCGCCCGTTGGTTCAACACTTCCACCAATGCGTGAAACATAAGCGGGTCGGCGTCAAGTAGTGCGTCCGGTGGTATCCCGGTCTCCACGGCCACCGTTGCGTACAACATGACCGCGGAGTCAACTACAAAGGGGAAAGGTCTACCGTTCCCCATTCGATCGTCGCCACCGTGTCGAGCCATTGGTCGAAGTCCAGCGCCGTCTTTTTCGCGGTGTGCACCGCTTGCCACGCCAGCCAGTAGTTGTGCTCCATGTTGCCGGCGGTGAACACCTCGCGCGCCGGCGTTTGCCAATGACGTTCGAAGTTCACCGTGACGCGGCCAGTGATGGGTGCGTCCGTGGTGGTGCCGTCGAGGTGTCGGACGGTTACTGCTGCCACCGCCGCCACTGTTAGTTAGTTCCCCACGTGACGTTGCCGGTGATCTGCAGCGAAATGGTGAACGTCACCAAATCGGCGACCGACGACGACACTTCGTAGTTCGACACCAAACATTCGCCGGACACCTTCGGGGTGCCGGTGCCAGTTCCGGCCGGGTGGTATTCGAACGTCGAGGTCGACGACGCACCGAGCAGCGCGACGACTTGCGTGTTCAGCGTCGCGTCCCACTTGCCGGCGACGGAGATTGTGTCGCCGTTGCGAAGGCCGCCAATGTAGGACTTCGAGGTGGCGCCGAAGGTGGTGGTCTCCAGCATGTCGGTGGTGTTGGCGATACCGGACACGCTGTCCACGTACGCACTGATGTCGGTGAGAGTGCCGGCGGCGTTGTCCAGTTTGAACACCGACGCTTTGGCGGCTACGAAGGGCATGGTTGGTCCTTTACTTTCGGGCTAGTGATACTTGCGCGGTGAATGATGGGGTGGTGCCGGCGACCGTGAACACGGCGCGCGTGTAACGGTTCACCGTACCAGCCACCGTCACCGTTTCGGACGTTGCCGCGGTTGCGGTTGTGAACGTCGCGATGGTGGTCCACGTGCTGTTGTTCGTGGAATGTTGAACGGTGACCGCCAGTGTCGGCGTGGTGCCCGATGCGGCGGTCACGTGAAGGTTGGCGACCGCACCGTTCGACGACGCGGCACCGTTGTCGACGGACGTGCCGTTCGTGGTGGTGGTGTATGCGGCGAGGTCCGACAAGGATCGGCCGACGGCCGGTGTGTCGGCCGGTTGCATCGCCATCGTGAACGTCACCAAATCGGCGACAGTGCCGGCGACTTCGTAGGTGCCGGCCTTCACCGGCAGCACCCACACCGAATTGCCAACCGCGAAACCTTCGGGGGCGACCGATACCGGGGTCGTCGAACTGGCGGCGAGTGCGGCGGTAATGTTCGCCCAAACGTCGCCGGCCGTGGTGGTGCTGTCGAACAGCCCGTCCACGTTCAGCGCGTAATCGGTCAGACCGGCGAGAAACGCCTTCGAGGTGTCCGCGAGGGTGGTGACGTCGAGCATGTCGGCCGTGAACGACGGCGCGACAGACTTTAGGTAGGCGGCTAGCGGGTTCGTCCCGTAGATCAGCCGCGTTTGGTTCGAGTTCACAAATGCCATAGTTAGTCCTTTATGCGTACACGGATACGATGAAGTCGACGGCCAACAGCGACGTGCCGTCGGCACGTTCGAGCGTTCCGATATTCTGCGCGGCTTGCACCCGGCACGCCATCGCAACACCACCCAACGTCGGGTCGGATTCCAGCGCCACCTTCACCGACTGCGAACCCGTACCCGCCACGTACGTTTCCAGTTTCGTTTGCGCGCTGCGATCATCGGCGCGCCCCACCACCACCGTCACGATAAATTCGAATTCGTCCGAACCACGGGCCATCGTCGAATCGAACGACACCCGGTCGACGCGCACCGTCGCCGACGGGTGTTGCGGGTTATCGGGCACAAGTTCGTACACGCGTAGGTTCGCGATAGAACCTAACGCCGTCGCGATGCCGGCCCGTAGCGTCGACAGTGCGGCCGGCATGTCA